AACAAACTAGTATGTCTCCAGAACAAGCTGAAGAAGAATATGGCAAGGAAAACGTAAAAGTTAAAAGAGGCGGACTACGTAATGGCGACGATATGGTACAAGTATTTGTTGAAGATAGAGCAAAAGGTATCAGAGGTGCGTTAAGTAAATTACCACATATTGGTCGTCACATTCACGGACATGATCATAAGCCAAGTCCACAAGATATACCAGATGCACCACCATCATTAAAGGGAATAAAAATTGTTCCAAATCCAAATAAGCCTAGTCCACAGGATGATGATCCACAACAAAGTGAACCAGCACCTAGTCCACAACCAACACAACCAACACAACCACCACAACCGCAAGCGCCAACAAGAAAACCAAAGATGGATCTACCACAACCGCAAGCGCCAACAAGAAAACCAAGACGACCACGTAACGCAATATATGCATCTAAGATGGCTTCAGCAGGAAAATTAAAAGAAAAGATTTTTCAAGCTGCAAAAGAAAACGAACAACAAATTAATGAATTAGATCTGTATGCACCAAATACAGATTATATAAGAGCGCCAAACGGTGAATACTTTAAAGTAGAATATCGTAACACTGGTACTATTACCGGCGGCGGGCGTAAAGCAGGTGACTTAACTTCTTTTAAAAGTGTAGTAAAAGCAGATCCAAAAGAAGTTGATGTATTAGATTTAGAAGGTAGATTAAATTATGCTGACACAGATGGAAGCGGAGTTAAGTCTAAAAAATCTAATACAATCCATACTGGACATGATCATCAAGGTGGGGGACCACTTGGTGGTAAAGACATTAGTGTATATGATATGGACTCTGAAGAGTACCATGACAATGTACCAGATGGAGCAAAAGGCGCAGTTATTAAATTTATGACTGCACAACAAGACGAATCCGCTAAATCAGAAAGACGATTACGTATAGCTGATTGGATTCAAACACGTAAACAATAAAAGGAAATACTATGTTAAAATGGATAAAAAGCATTTTTTCTTCTGAAAAACCATTAGTACTAACTAATGAAGTTAAAGAAGTTAAAAAGAAAATAGAAACAAAACCACTAGTAGTAAAACCGTCTTTTAAGAACAAAAAAGAACTGTCAAGCATGACTAAAGCTAAACTTGAAGAAGTTGGCAGAGTATATGGCATTGAACTTGATAAACGATTAACTAAGGATAAATTAGTTACTCAACTTTGGAAATCTATTAAATAGACGAAAGAAATTAGTGAATGACTAAAAAACTTATCGAAACATTTCTAGAAGCAAACACACAACATCAGTTGAAGATGGCGAAACTGTAAACCAATGGAATTCACAAGGAAGATAGCAGAACACACAAATGGCTCGTGCCAGAATTGTGGGCATCCGACACATTGTGGAACATCACGTTGGGAACAGGTTAAAGACTATGCTTGTGATGGCGGCGAATTGCGTATGATTAAAATATGCGATAGTTGCAGGTGTAGTAATTGCACTGGAATAAAAAATGAGCGAACCAAAAAACTCAGATAGTTGGCAGGCATATCCTGCTTTAAGGTGGGTCTACAATAAATTGGAACTAAGTCAAAAGCTAGGTTACAGTTGTGGGCCAGACACTGTTCCTGTACCAAGTACAGGTAAGTATGTTGAAAGACCTATTATGAATTTAAGTAATATGGGAGTTTCAGCAAAAATAGTAGAACTTGAAAAAGGTGATACTATTATGACACCAGGACATTTTTGGTGTGAATATTTTGAAGGCGATTTAGTTAGTGTGGATTATACATTCCGTAAAGGAGAAATATATCCACAACAAGCAATGAAAGGCATACATCATTCAAGAAGTCTTTCAGCGTTTAACAAGTGGGAAAAAGTAGAACCTTTCCCAGAATATGATTTACCAAGTTGGGTTGATGGGTTAAGTTCAGCTAAACATATCAACATTGATTTTAAAGGTGGTAAAATAATAGAAGTTCATTTAAGGCATAACATAGGGTATCCTAAATGGGCAGTAGAAGTAATACCTATATGGGCACACGAAGATCCACAAATGTTTATGGATTATGAACATATGGGCTACATTTTTATGAAAAGCAAGGATGACGCTAACGGAAACTTAGACAGCGGACAAATTGGGTTTTATTATAAATAGTAGTATATAAAAGAGGAACTTATTATGAGACTTAGAAACTTATTTGAATATGATGATTTAGACAAAGAAAAAGAAATTATTGTATCTAGAATATCAGGCTTACGAGCTGACAATGATGAAGATGCAGCGTTACTTGACAGAATCTATAAACTACTTAACAGTGGTCAAATTGGAGATAATATCTCAAAAGGTTTTGCGGCACCATTAGCAGATGAACCATTAAGTGATAAAGAAAAAACTTTAGTTATGCAAGACTTAACTAAAATTATTGCATCAGCTGATAGTGATTATAAGTCAATGAACGAAATGATTTCTCAATTAGAAAAAGGTGGAGTAGTTGATGTATCAAAACTTAATTCACCATTAGTTTCTTTTACATCAATATTTACACACCCAGCCGCTATTAAAGTTTTTCATGAACTTAAAAATTACGGAACAGGTAAAAAACAAAAAGGTCCAGGCGAATATGCACTTGCATGTTTAAGTAACAAAATTAGATTAGCATCAGGCGAAGGTGATTTAGAAGTAGATGGTATTGGTAAAGTTGAATTAAAATCAGCAGTATCAAGCACAGGCGGACGTATTGGATACGGCGGTGGATCACAAAAAGCTAAACGTACAGTAATTGACAAGTATGCAGATAGACTTCCTACTGTTATAGGTTCAATTGGTGGCAAGGGCGGTAGCTTGGGATTAGGTAAATTTATTCCAGCACTAGCACAAGACTTACCATTAAGCGATCCAGAGAGTAGACAAATTAGAACAGCACTTATGTCAGAACTATTAAAAATGGACTTAGAAGGTTTTGCAGATCCTATTGTAAAAGCATTTGCTTCAACAGATAATCCAATTGAAATTGAAGATGCGTATTTAAAAGCAAACTTCTTATGGTACAAAAACAGAGATGATTTTGATGCATTACTACTATGTAGTTTTCCAAATCAAAAATTTGCAATGATTAAAAATGAAAATGATTTAATTGCATTCAGAAGAGGCGGACATTCTGCTTCAACTAGTATTAGTATTATTCCAACACAAGCTGGTGCAGGTAGAGAACAATGGGCACAGCTAACGCTTAACAAGGCTAACGGATAATGTGGGACATAATTGTACAAATGGTTACAGACAGATTGTGGATGTACACAGCCATAGTAGGTAGCATATTTGGTGCGTTATTTGTATACTGGATTAAAGATACTTACATAGCCTTTTGGGCAATAAATAAATGGGAAGCAACATTAGACTTCCTAGTTAACAGATGGGGCTGGACTTGGTTTAAACATAATCCAGATGCATGGAAAGCAGCTAACCCAAAACTTACAAAGAAAATAGAAGAATTAGAAAAGCGAATAACTTCGCTTGAAAAAAGAAGGCGTTAAAACATGAATCCAGACGTATGGACAAACAGATTTACAGTCAGAAAATTCTCTGAAACTAATAGAGAAATCAACCCAGAACATTTAGAATACCTAGAAACAGTTTTAAATAACTTACCATTACAATGTAATACTAAATCTGATATTTGGATTTATCTAGATGACAGTGACAAAGAAATTAGAGAATGGTTAATTAAAGAAGTTTTTTGGATGAACGGTCCTGAAGGAAGAGAACATATGCTTCCAGTAATGCAAGCACCAGGAATATTTTTATGTGCTACAACACCTGATAAGGCTTGGTTAATGTCTGATCAAGAAAGCCAAAAAACAATAAATGAATTAGCTACTAGACACGAAGGAATGACATGTGGTGTATTACTTTCAGAATTATTAAGATTAGATTATAACGTAGGAACATTTCGTTGTAATTCAGGACTTCAAGAAAACAACGAAGCTAAAAGAGATTACTTTACTAACTATATGAACACAACTTATAAAGAACAACTAGAAGTTATGTTTGGATCAGATCAAGATGGACAAACAGATGATATTGTATTTGAGCCAGGAATTGCAGTATGTTTTGGTCCAGAAGCAGAAGAACACTTTAATATAGAAACTGGAATGGTTTATAAAGAAAGTAAAGAAAAAGGACAACGTGATACATGGAATTCTATAGATTATGCTAGATGGAAAATACAAGGTCGTAAAATCTATGACATTCCAAAATGTATAGTTAAAAAATGAATCAAATATATCTTGTTTGTACTCGTAGTGCAATTTGTGCGAGTGCATTAACTTACATAATCAATCAAAGCCCAACCTGTTATAATGTAGTTCATAATAATGTGTACCATACTGAAAAAGGTACAAACTTTAATGATGCATTAACAATAAATGACTGGTGGAATATTCCTGATACATATGTGGAAACATATACTCCCAATATTAGAAACGATGAACAAATGGATGTAACCTCATTACATACATTATGTAAAGTATGGGAATCACTAGGAACAGGAAAAAGCGTAGCATTATTTACACATGCAAAAAATACAAAAGAAATTATGGAATATAAAGAAGAACATAATCTTCCTATAACTGTAATAACAACAACAATGGGTACTAACAGTTACTTGTATTTAGACTTATTTTTAAAACGTGAGTACAGTGATGAAATGAATGCATTTACTAGCATTGATAATACTTGGAAGTATCTTTATAATCAATATATTAATCAAGACGAAATGTGGGCTGAACATGCAGATATAGTATTACAAATGCATGACTGGTTAGGAGATCCTGCAGATACATTCAATGCATTAAAAATATTTCATAACAAAAATTTAAAACAATGGGTTAAGGAATACTTACAAAGAAATAGCTACAAAGAATGGAATATTAAAGTAAATGATGTTAATAATAAACTAAAAGCAATAAGCTATGTATTCCAACAAAACCAACATCAAATGCCTACATTACAAAGCAAAAAACTGCTAGCACTAGCAGGATTAGATGCAGTAAGACATCATGCTTCTGATATTAGTGTAGTACTTGAAAGAACCTCAAATACACTTAGATATCCATTGACAACCTCGTCATAAGAGTGTATTATATATACAAATACAAACACAGGAGATAATCTATGAGCATTACATTTGGAACAGAAGACGTTGCTAAATTAAAGAACCTTATGCAAGAAGGTGTACAAGTTATGACTGAAGTTGAAACACTCAATGAAGGTTTAAAAGACACAGTAAAGCATATTGCAGAAGAAATGGGCATTAAGCCAGCAGTACTAAACAAAGCAATTAAAATTGCACACAAAGCAGAGTTTCATAAACATCGAGATGATTTTGATACTCTTGAGACAATACTTGAAAGTGTCGGCAGAGCTGATTAGTGATAGACACAATTTATCAATTCTGGGGTATTAAACCAGAACATATTTTTGACGATGTGTTTACAGGTTATGAAGACCTGTACCCAGAATTTGATAAGCACACGAAAGAAACATATGAGAAAGATCCTGCAGGTACTATTGAGGCTGTTTTTTCTTTGTATCGTAATCGTGGCATTGTACCAATTATATACTACACCGAAGAAGGACTTAGAAATGAAATCAAAGGGTTTCGAACCAAGTCCTATAACGGCGTGTCTGCTGACAGAATTGGACTCGGTAACAACGCCGGTCAAACTATTAACAGATTCCTCTTTACCAACATGCAAACAGCAGAACCAAAAGGAAGAGGCTCTAATTCATTAAAGGATAGATTTTACAATGATGCTAAATTACGCAGGGCTATCAGAATATGCTTTGAGTTTAGGGATGGGAATCGTCTTGTATATCCTACTGCATTACGCCGTTCACTGGAACTTGTCACAGGAGAAAACGTGCAGAACTTTAAACCTCAACACGCCCGAGCTTTGGCAGAACGCTTATGCCCGGTATTGTGGGGTCGCATTTATGATTACAGTTGTGGTTATGGCGGTCGTCTCTTGGGTATTAGTAGTAGCAACTTAAACTATAAATACATAGGTACGGATCCTAATACAGAAACAATTAAGTATTTAAATTACTTAAATGAATTATTAGGAGCTGATGCTGAATTTATATGTTCCGGTTCAGAAGATTACCAATGCGAAGATATTGATTTAGCTTTTAGTAGTCCACCGTATTTTAATTTGGAGAAGTACAGTGACGAAGAAACACAATGCATGGTTAAATATACAACCCTTGATGAATGGTTTGAAGGGTATGTTGAACCTACTATCTCGAATATCAGAAGAGGACTACGAAGCGATGGAACGTTCGCAACGAACATCGCAGACTATAAATCATATGGCAACAAGGAATTCTTTGTTGTGGACCGCTGGATTGAAACGGCTGAAAAAGTTGGGTTCAAGCATACGGGCACGATTAAAATGATGTTAAATACTAGACCAGGTGTAGGTAACGATAAACTAGCTGGCAGAGAAAAGTTTGAAGGAGTATACGTTTTTGAAAAACGATAAACAAAAAGGCATAATGATGCATGCTTACAAAGGTGAGATACCAGAAGATTCTCTGGTTCACTGGAAAGCTGATCTTGAAAATACTTATTGTGTTGCTCCACATAATGAAGTACATGTTGATAACTTTGGAGATTATGGATTCTGTTGTCAATATAGAAAAGGTTTATTTGGAAACATAAAAGATGTAAAAGCAAAGGATTTCTTTTGGAATAAAGATTCAGGAGAAGTAAGAGCTAATACAAAACAAAAAGTATGGCCTGATGGATGTGGACGTTGTCAAAAGTCAGAAAATAAATCAGGATGGAGTCATAGGTTTGGTTCACAACATGAATGGAATGACCCTGCAAATCCAAGACATCACGAAGGTATTCATAAATTCTCAATAGATTTTAGTAACGCATGTAATCTTAGATGTACTATGTGTAGTCCAAAACGTAGCACAGGTTGGTATAAAGATATTAACATGTTGATGGATAATATGCCTATTAAAGAAGTTGATAGAGCAGTAGCAGGAACAAGAATGGAACAAAAACAATATGTAGTTCCAGCTCGTGTTGTTGACGAAAACTTAGAAGTATTTCTTGGATGTAAACTAATTGAATGTAGTGGTGGAGAACCTTTTTTCCAACCAGAGTTTTGGCATATGGTAGATAAGTTAATTGAACATAATTACCAAGGCGATTTAAAAATTGTAACAAACTTAACTTTGCTTGATGAAGAAAAAACTGAAAAATTAAAAAAACTCAATACTAGACTTGTAGTAAGTTTAGATGCTATTGGTGATGTATATGAATATATAAGACCAGCAGTTGGAACTATTGGAAAATACAAGGGTGAACTGATTCAACAACGAATACTTGATTGTAGTAAAATATTCCACGTAGGTCTTTCTTATACACCACAGTTACTTAATATGTATAATATTAAACCTTACATTGAATGGTTATGGGAACACGAACATTATGGAAAAAGTAAGTTAAACGATCTTACTGGATTTAATGCAGCTCTTGTTGCTCCAATTTATCTTTGTTTACAAGTGCATCCAGATATAGAATATAGATTATGGTTAGCAAGTTGGATCGAAGAAAAATGTTTTAGTAGATGGAATAATCCAAAAGACCATGTACTAAGAGGAGTAGTACACTTACTTAAAAAACCTTACACAGCAGAAGATAAAGATAATTGGAAATTCTTCTGTAAAACAACAGAATTACTTGACAAACACAGAAAAACAAGTATACTTAAATATATACCACAACTAGAAAAATATTGGATTAGCCCTGAATGAGTTATGTAGATGCATTTCACGATCGAGATAAAGACATTGTACACGTTGTAGAACGTATTAACGGAAAGCGAGAATATAAAGAAATTCCCGCCAAGTATACATTCTATTATAAAGACCCACGTGGAAAATACACAAGTATCTTTGGTGAAAAATTAGAACGTGTTGTTTGCAACACAAGTAAAAAATTTAATACAGAAAAAAAGATTAATGGACATAAAGGTCTATATGAAAGCGATGTAAATGTTATATTTAAAACATTCGCTGAAAATTATGATCCTAGTGCAACGCCAGATCTAAATGTTTGTTTCTTTGATATTGAGACAGACTTTAATAAAGAGTCAGGCTTTGCACCGCCACATGATCCGTTTAATGCAGTAACAGCAATTAGTTTGCATAATACTTGGATGAATACAACTATATGTCTTGCTATTGGTCCTAAAACTATGACGTTTGATCAAGCAGAAACAGTTACTGATAAGTTTGAAAATACTATGCTATTTAAAACTGAACGTGAAATGCTTGAAGCATTTTTGGATCTCATAGATGATGCAGATATTTTATCAGGCTGGAACAGTGAAGGCTTTGATATTCCTTATCTAGTTAATCGTGTAGCTCGAGTATTAAGTAAAAGTCATACAAGACGTTTTTGCTTGTGGGATAAACTTCCTAAACAACGTGAATTTGAACGATTTGGTGCAACACAACAAACATATGATACCATTGGTCGTGTACATATGGATTACATGCAGTTGTATCGTAAGTATACATATCATGAAATGCACAGTTATAGTTTGGATGCTATTGGTGAATATGAACTAGGTGAGCGTAAAGTAGATTATGAAGGCACACTAGATCAATTATATAACAATGACTTTGAAAAGTTTATTGCTTATTCTAGACAAGATGTTGACTTGCTTGTAAAACTAGATAAAAAACTACAGTTTATTGATTTAGCAAACGTACTAGCACACTCTAACACAGTGCTTCTACAAACAACAATGGGTGCGGTTGCACAAACAGACCAAGCTATTATTAACGAAGCACATGCTCAAGGTATGATTGTTCCTGACAAACGTTATGACAAAGATACTACACAAGCCGCAGGTGCTTATGTTGCTACGCCTAAAAAAGGCTTACATAAATGGGTTGGAAGTATCGACTTGAACTCACTGTATCCTAGTATTATTCGTAGTTGTAATATGAGTACTGAAACTATTATTGGGCAAGTGCGACACTCGTACACAAAAGAAATGATTGAGAATGCAAAAACAGTAGCTGAAGCATGGGAAGGTCGTTTTGCAACACATGAATATGAACTTGTTATTAACAAAGACATTGAAGAAGTACTACATTTAGATTTTGAAGATGGCACTAGTTTTGAAGCAACTGGCGCAGAGATATATGAAATTGTGTTTAACAGTGGACAACCTTGGATTATTAGTGCTAACGGTACAATTTTTACATACGAGAAAAAAGGTATTATTCCTGGCTTGCTAGAACGTTGGTATGCTGAACGTAAAGAACTACAAGCTAAAGCACGTGATGCACGTGAAGAAGGTGGCGACAAGTTTGCATATTGGGATAAACGACAGCTAGTTAAAAAGATTAACTTGAACAGTTTGTATGGTGCGTTACTTAATCCTGGCAGTAGATTCTTTGATAGTAGACTAGGACAATCAACAACACTAACAGGGCGTAGTATTGCAAAGCATATGGCNNNNACAACACTAACAGGTCGTTGTATTGCAAAGCACATGGCTGCGGAACTTAATAAAATTATTGCAGGCGAATATGATCATCAAGGCGAGGCTATTGTGTATGGTGATACAGATTCCACATACTTTAGTTCGTATCCTATATTAAAAGATCAAATTAAGAACAATGAAATTAATTGGGATAGAGATAATATAATTGATTACTATGATGCAATCTGTGAAGAAGTAAACAAAACGTTTCCTGGTTTTATGAGTAGAACCTTTCATACAACATTAGACTTGGGCAGTATTATTGCCGCAGGTAGAGAAATGGTAGGAAGTAGTGGATTGTTTATTACAAAGAAACGTTATGCAATGTTAGTGTTTGATAATGAAGGCAAACGTGAAGATGTAGAAGGCAAAGCTGGTTACATTAAAGCAATGGGGTTAGATCTAAAACGTAGTGATACTCCTGTATGGATGCAAGACTTTCTCAAAGAGTTATTGCTTGAAGTATTAACAGATGCTGAAGAACAATCTATACTTGAACGTATTATTGAGTTTCGTAAAGAGTATCGTGAAAAGCCTAGTTGGCAAAAAGGTAGTCCTAAACGTGTTAATAACTTAACATCATATCGTGGTAAAATGGCAACTTATGATAGAGATCGTAAAAGAGCACACGACAACGGTAAAAGTGTTAAAGAAGTTAAGAAGCCAGCAATGCCTGGACACGTAACAGCCGCATTGAATTGGAATAAGCTAAGACAGATTAATAGTGATAATTACGCAGTAGAAATTACAGATGGTATGAAAACTATTGTTTGTAGATTAAAAGATAATCCAATGGGCTTTACAAGTGTAGGATATCCTACAGACGAAACAAGGCTTCCTGAATGGTTTAAAGAACTTCCGTTTGATGATGATCACATGGAAGAAGTGGTAGTTACTAAGAAGCTAGAAAACTTACTTGGTGTATTAGAGTGGGGTTTAGACAAAGCCGCGGCTAAAACTACGTTTACTAACTTGTTTGAGTGGTAAAACCTAGCATTTACTGGGTTTCTACACTATAGACATTTTACCTATTTTATAGTATAATATAACTATATGTTTACAAAAGTTAAATACTTAGTGATTAAAGTATTGTTAGCAATAGCATTGTTGTTTACACAAACAGCCAATGCGGCAGAAATAACTAATAAAGCCTTTGCGTATAAGATTAAACATTGTGTTGAATCAATATATGCCAATAAGTCAATGTATCCAAAATCAAAACAAATTCCACTAGAACTAGTAATAGCACAAGCCGCACATGAAAGTGCTTGGGGTAAAAGTAGATTTGCAATAGAAGGAAATAACTTGTTCGGAATAAGAACGTGGAACCCAAAAGATCCACAATTAAAAGCAAAAGGTGCACCAGATGCACCATGGGGTGTTAGAAGTTATGATAATTGGTGTAGTAGCATAGAACATTATTTCTTTACATTACAAACTCATTCAGCATATAAAGAATTCAGAGATGAATTAAAATTTCAAAATACAATATCAAAACAATCAGATCCAATTAATCTTATACCATACTTAGCACCTTGGAGTGAACAAGGACCTAAATACGTTAGGCTATTGCAAGATATACTTGCATGTCTTTACAAAAAAGATTTCTTTAATAAAATATAAAAAAAGGTTGACAAGTAATTCGTCTTGTGTAAAACTATAGTTGTTGGCTAAATAATTATAGGAGAAATTAAATGGCGACTACAGATAATGCAATTCAATATGACATTCTGTTTGTAAAGGAATTGCTACCACACTTGAACTTAAAAAAAGCCCAAGAGAAACATCTAATTGAATTTACAAAAATGGGCATAATGCAACGTGAAACTATTGCAGAAATGGCTATGGCAACAGTAGGCAACTTTGAAGGTGACAGCACACAAGGACGTGACTTTTGCGATGGCTCGGATGCTAAAACTGTAACAAGTAATGCTCGCAACAATAATAAATCAAAAGGCGCTTGGATGAATAGTTTCGAAGTTCGAAACGTTAACACAAAAACCGGTGACCTTAGAATAATTGCATATAATAAAATACTTAAAAGATTTCATTACTTTTATATTCCAAACTACGCATTTGCACATTTGCGTTCAGCACTTACAATTGTTATTGAAAATGCAACATGTCATGTTGGTGAACCTAATTTTACAGGTATCCCAAATAGGAACCTTAAGTTTTGGGAATTTGAATGTAGTAGTTTTGAAGAAATGTGTAACATGGAACCAGTTGATATAGACAAATGGGATATACAATGCAGGAACTAGGCCACGACATTCGAACAAAGATTGACAAAATAATCGATCACGAAAAGCGTCATGGTGGTCCATATGATAGAGGTGGTGCAGATAGTTATTATAGACGAGGTTGCAAACCGCACTATTATGTAGACGGTACACACAACAGTGATAGAATTGAAAGCTATGCTATGACAGATGCAGAAATTCAATCATACATACGTGGCTATAACGAAAACGAAGATGATGGTAACTTTAAGGATTGGGGATAAGATGAAAAGTGTTGTGTATGATAATTACATGCGTAGCACATACGGTAGCAATTGGCCAGTGTATGGACAAAAAGGTTTACTACCACGTCCAGAGCCATTTAAAGAAGCTAGATTACGTATTACACAACACTATTTGCAACGAATATATGATAAATTTGTTCCATCTAAAAAAAATTAATTTAATTTAATTTAAAAACCCTTGTTTTATAAGGGTTTTTTTATGACTTTTTTTGTTTTATCTGGTTGACAAGTAAGATATCTTACTGTATACTGTATATATAAAGTTAGAAATTAGGAGATATAATATGTGGGTATGTAAAAATTTAGAACCAGCAGTAGACGCTTTAAATGCTTTGATTCCATTGGATGGTCCTTGTATCAATCCTGTTAAGAATCGTAAACTAGATCAGTTCCGTAAAGCACAAAACGTTGTACATGATATCTTCAATAATGGATTAGGTAATCGTGGTAAAAGTTTAAAATGTATGGGATTACAAAAACATGATTTAATGTTGCCTTTTAGTCAAGGTGATTATCACCACCCAGGTGACTTTGATCAAATTGAACGTGTAATTACACCTATCATGGAACAAAAGATTTATGATGCATGTGCAGAACAAAACATCACTTTAAAAGTAAAGGAGACTATATAATGAAA